TTTACTTGGTATAATGTATATGCCGTAGTATCGACTATGGCGATATTATAAATTAGCTTTGCATTCTGTAGCCTTTCTCTCACTTACTTGCAAGGCGAGTGAGGGAGGGACTATAGAACAATAACATCATGGCAAAAAGCCGAATGATAAACACCAAGTTTTGGGATGATGCGTATACATCAAACCTTGACCCAATAGAGAAATTGCTTTTTTTGTATTTTTTAACAAATACATCTACAAACATATCTGGTATTTATGAGATACCTTTGAAGAAGGTTGCAAGTGAAACTGGTCTTGATAAAGACATGGTTGAAAAGATAATAGGTCGCTTTGAACGAGATTGTAAGATTTTTTATCGAGAAGGTTGGGTTGGTATCGTAAACTTCATCAAAAATCAGAATCAAAACAGTCCAAAGGTAAAAAAAGGCATAGAAATCGAGATTCAGAATTGTCCTGATAATATAAGGGATTTAGTTTTTTCAAAGGGTATAGATACCCTATCGCATTCTAATACTAATACTAACTCTAATTCTAATACTAATTTAACTAAATATAATACTTCCGCTAAAGCGGAGAAAAAAAGTATATTTTCTCAATTAGGTGCAGAGATATTAAAACAATTTGAATTAGTAGACCCAAAAAACAAAACATACTATTCAAACAAAACACAAAGAAAGGCGTGTGATTTTCTCATAGAGGAATATGGATTTGATAATGTTGTGAACGTCGTGAACATTCTACCGAAAGTAAACAGTACAAAATTGTTTATTGCTCAAATTACTACTCCTTACGAACTACAGCAAAATTGGGTAAAACTACAAAACATCATTGAACAGAAAAAACAAGAAATTATTACATTATGTCAAGCTTTTAATGCAAGGGCCTATATCCATTTAACTCCAAGACACTGGCAAACAATTTGTGCAAAGTCTTTGGTTCATAATGCTGAGATACTTGTTAATAATCAATTTGAAGGTATTAAAACTTCTTTAAATTCTATAATTGGTAAATACCCTGCCAGTCCTAGAACTTGGATCTTAGATTTAGACTTTAAAGCTAAAAGAAATCTAAATGCTGTTAGAAACATAGTAAATGATTACAGATCAGGCTTTTCACAAAATGTAATTTTAGAATTAGAAACTAAAAATGGATGGCATTTTATCACTCATCCATTTGACATGCGGACTCTAGTAGCAGATTGTGAAGAGCGCGGAGTACCTAGTTTTGAAGTACATAAAAACAACCCAACACTTTTATATATATCAAATGATAACTGAAACACTAATTGAGTTTTCTTTAGCAGAGAAAAAACCTCCTACTTCAGGTAAGTACCTAGTTAAAACACGGTCTCTTATGGGTAATATTAAACTAGTTGAATGTAATGTCTTTGTTTCTAAAAAGAATGTATCATTTGACCTTTCTAATCAAACTGTTATAAGTTGGTATTCAAACTATAATCCTTTAAATGTAAAAAGTTACTCAAAGAGATAACTGTTCCATAATTGAGGTCTATAAAAAAGCGATTTATTTTCAACTCTTGAACTATTGACCTAATAGCAGCTGGGTACTTTTCTGAAGCCTCTTGCAATTTAAGAAGTGTTTCCGGACTTAATCTTAGCCTGATCCATAATGGATGGTTTCACGTTAATCGTGTAAATTTTCTTAGTTTCTTTTGTCATAATTAATTGCTTTTCACAAATCTATACATAATAATTGTTACTTACAAAATAAATAATTATAAATATTATTAAATATTATTTGCAAGTATGATTTTTATATTTATATTTGATCATACCAAAACACAAAAGCTATGGAAATTATAATCTTTTTTATTTGTATGTCGGCAGTCTTGATTGGATTAGCTGGAATTTGTGACTATTTAACTGAGAAATTGAAATGAATCTTGATGAATACTATGACAAATTGCACGAGGCGCAATTTGCCAGAAACGAGAATATTCGGATTGATGACTGCGATAACTGCAACGGATCTGGTCACATCGAATTTTCTAAATGTTGCGATGCTGAAGTTTTTAATCGTATATGCCAGGACTGCTTATGGCCTTGCAATATTTATACAGAGATTTGTGATGAATGTAAAGGCGAAGGCACAGTTGAAATAGAAAGCAATCACGAGCATGATAAATATGAAAGCCGCCGAGATGCGGAATTTGAATAACCTAAACCCAAAAAAATGAAAACACTATTTGAAAGATTAAAGCCGGAACACATCTCAACTTTAGATGATAAGGCAGATGAGTTTCCTTATTTAGTTGAAGCTATAAAGCTGGAACTGCAACAAAATCATTATATTACTGATTTAAAGTATGGTACTGTTATATCAATGGAATCTCATTATAACATTTACAAATTTCAAGATTTTTTAAATTTATTTGAAGAGCATGAATAATCTATTTGAACGCCTAAAGCCAGAGCATAAGGCAACCTTAGAAAAACAGTCTGATTTATACCCAAGTTCTATTAAGAATATTTATCAGGAACTCAGCAGTAGTTACTCATTCATTGATTTGAAATATGGAAGCGTAATTGCATTAAGCAACTTTTGCAACCTACCTAATTATGACATTACAAGCATTAACAACTTATTCGAAAAACCATGAAAATCTTATCAATTAAAACATCAGTAATGCCAGATGGCTATCGTATAGAATGGCACAACGGGATGCCACAACATAAAGAGTTCACAATGGATTCGGAATTATTTAACCGCTGGGCCGCGTACATTCACTCTCAGGTAAACAAAACCAAAGGCATTAACAAAGTCAAGCCGGGCGGAGTTGCTCACATCGAAGGGCAGGAATCGGCGTTGAGGTTAGCAAAGGAGATTTTAAGATGATGCACTTTCACGAAGATCCCGAACCAAACCAAAATCGTACCTTCTGGGCGATTATGTTTGTCATGATTTTACTGGTAATGTTTTTCGTGATGGAGATTTTTGTGAGGTTTTATTTGCTAATAAGTTGAAGATTTTGTAGATTAGTAAAACGATGCCCGGTCTGACAATAAAAGGGTTAATCAAAGGCATAGCCGGTATTGCGAGTTTAAGAAGTCAGACCCTTAGACAAACTTTATCGGCTTTATTTATTTTATAATGAGTACAGAAACCAAAAAACCAAACCTACCAGCGATCGTAAAAGATCTGGGACTATCCGTAAAGATGGATAGTTTAAATTCCTTGCTAAACACCGCGCCGCCAAAGTCATGGCTAAAGGAACACAAAGGCAACACCTACCAGCCGATTGAACGAGTGAAAAACAATCTTGTTACTATTTTTCAGGATTACGATTGGGAGATTAAAAACTGCTCAATTATGGCAAATTCGATTTTAGTGTATGGAACGCTATCAATTACTAATCCGATTACCGGCAGAGTGCGGAATTTATCAGGCGTAGGTGCATGGCCGATTCAATTAAAGTCAGGATCCAAACCTTTAGAAATCGAAAACATTATTCAGGATGCAATTCAAAAGAACGCACCGGCCGCCGAATCTTTGGCCCTAAAAAACGCAGCTTCCAAACTTGGTAAACTATTTACCGATGGCGGATCTGATGTTGAGTTTACCGGGATGTATTCCAAAGATGTACCAATGGATGAGATAAAAAATTCGCAATCATGATAATTACCGGAACTCAAAACGATAACCAGCGCACTCCAGAATGGATTCAATCGCGCATGGGTAGGTTCTCATGCAGTCAGTTGCATAGATTAATGACCGAACCGAAAAGCAAAGCCGACAAAGAAGCTGGAAAGCTATCGGATGGGGCAATCACTTATGTAATGGAGTGCATCGCTGAGAAGCTGACTGGCAAACCTGCCAAAGATGATTTCAGTTCAAAATACACCGATTGGGGAGTAATGCACGAACCAATCGCTATTGGTATTTATGAGGAGGTTTTCGGATGCAAGGTTACTCAGTCTGGTTACCTTCCGTATGGAGATAACTTCGGAGGCAGTCCAGATGGATTGATTGATGAGGCTGGAGGCATTGAAATCAAATGTCCCTATACAATTACTGCGCATTTGGTACACTCGCTTACAAGCGATCTAAAAGCCGATTACAAAGAATGTTACTGGCAGATTATTGGGTACATGATAATTACCGGGCGCGAGTGGTTTGATTTCGTTTCCTATCATCCCGAATATCCCGGCAAGTATCAATTCAAACGTATTCGATACTACCGATCAGATGTTTTGGATGACATCGAACAAGCCGAAAAGAAAATACAACAATCAACTGAATATTTAACCACAATTTTAAACTCAATCTAATGGCAAACAAACCTATGCATGGATCTATCTGTATGACCGATCTAAGCGAAGCATTTAAAAAGAATCATTCGGCTTTCAACAAGTCCGAAAAGAATGGCAAAATTTACGCAAACATCGCAGTATGGATGAACGATGAGCCGGATCAATATGGCAACATCCTATCCTTTCAGCTGAACAGTAAAAAGGATGCACCAGATGACAAGGTATATTTCGGTAACGCTAAACTGCCTGATGCGGCTAAACCAGCGGCGGCGGCGGCAAAATCTGCGCCTGATGATGATTTCTTATTCTAACTTAACAAACCCGGCTAACTACCGGGTAAAAAACTAAACTTATGATAAATTATTACATTGCCCCAGGACTATCATACATTCATTTGCAAGGCGCAATCAAAAGCGCAAAGCAGCATACTCAATCTAAAAAAGAATTAAGGCTATCGGAAAACGAGGCTTTGGCCCATCGCATTATGCTTATTGTTTCCGATCATTACAATATTACTATTGATCAATTACGGAATGAGTGCCGCAGATCCGAGTTCAGAACTGCCAGACAAGTTGCTCAGGATTTAATACGATATAAAGCAGATTTACCTTTAAAAAAAATTGGTAAGATGTTTAATCGGCATCACACAACTGTTATTTATTCCTTAAAAACTATTGCAAGTTTAAGAAGGTTTTATAAAGCCTTTGATGCAGAATATAGGGAAATAGAAAGCCATGTTTAACCACCTGCACCAGAAAATATTAATGGACTTCTTTAGAAGGCGTTCATTGATGAAGTATAAGATTGATGATATTTGCGATGCTTTGTTAGCTTATTATGGCAAAAAAACTAATTAAAACCAATGGCAAAGGCGATGCTCAAGAACTTGGGAAGGTGCAAAGCTACAAAGCAAAGCCGAAGCCTTACCGAGAACCGGATTCGTTACGCGAGTATCGCTTAGAAAGGGAAAGGTTTTTCTGGAAAAAATACCCAGAGCAAAGGGCCGAGATTGAAGAGAAAGTAAAACAAATGAAAAAAGAATGGGAAACCCAGGACAAAAGAAAATAGACTACACCGATCCGTTAAGCCAGTACCGATCTGGCAGAACTGCTAAGATAGTTAAGGAATCCGATCTAAAGCAAAGCGAATGGTCAATCCAGCTAAAGTTTTGCAAATGGATAAAGCTGCAATACCCGAACTTACTATTTCGATCGGATATACAATCAGCTGGGAAATTATCAGGCGCAATGCAAAACATTAAGCATATTTTAGATCCGTACAAAGGATTCCCAGATGTACAAATCTATTTTCCAAAAGGTAACTACATCGGTTTATTCATTGAACTAAAACGCCTGGATTCAGGAACCTTCCTAAAGGATGGAACTTTGTCAAAATCAAAGCACGTTCAGGATCAGGCGGCAATGCACAAGTTGCTAAGATCATTTGGTTACCGGGTAGAGTTTGCTGAAGGATTCGAGGAAGCGAAACAAGTTTTAGAAAGTTATTTAAAAAATTAGTATATTGCAATTAGAATTAAACGAACTGTGAAAGAGTTAAGGGACTTTTATAGTTGATATTTATATTTAGATGCCTGAATAATACCCCTTATATTATCAGGCTTTTTATTTTTATGGACATAATATGTCAAAGATGCGGATTAGTAAATGATTTTACTGAACGCCAAGCCGGGCCGCACGTTTCGGCTTATTGCAATGGATGCGATAATTATTTAAAGCATTTACCACAAGGCAAACCAATCACTCTTTATTTCGGGAAATACAAAGACCGGGAACTATCATCAATGACAAGCGATGAAGAGGTAAAGTATTTAATTTGGTTATCTCAGGCCCCAGGTATAAAGCCAAAATTAAAACAAGCTATTGACTCTCATATAAAAACAGTATGACAGATCCAACTATTAGCTATTTCAATAATGTAAGTCATACTAAAAAAGGTTTAAGTCTTACATTTTCTGACTTTTTAGAAAAGGTCAAAGAAGGGTTCTGGCAGGATCAGGTATTAAACTATCGCAATAACAAAACCGATATTAATAAAAAATCACTTCCTTACGTTACGATTTCAGGACTATTCAAAGAACGCAATGCAGAATCATTAACTCAACATTCGGGTTATATTGCCATCGATATCGATGGACTTAAAGATTTAAATCATGTCAGAGAGCAGATTTGTTGTGACAATAATTTCTACGCGGTTTTCGTTTCTTGCGGAGGTGCTGGACTTTGTGCCATTGCAAAGATTAATCCAAAACTACATTTAGAAAGTTTCAACTATCTAAGCAAATACCTATACGAGAAATACAACATTATTGAGGTTGATGAAAAATGTAAGGATATTAGCCGGGCGAGATTTGTCAGTTATGATCCGGATTTATACATAAACAATGATGCTCAAATAGTATCGGTCAAGGCTTATCCTAAAAATAATCATAAAAGCAAAAGCTATGTTTTTGTTGATTCAGAGTTTTCAGATATTATAAAGAATATTGTATCTAAAAAAATTGATGTCACTAATGATTATGGGGATTGGGTTAATATCGGATTTGCTCTGGCCGGTAAGTTTGGCGAGAATGGCCGCGATTACTTTCACGCGCTGAGTGAATTAAACCCAGACTACAATCAAAGGAAAGCAGATGAAAAACAAAGACAAAGTATACGTGAAAGTCTTGCAGCTTTAGGTCTACAAAAAAAAGAAACTGAGGGTCTTGTTGGAAGTCAATTTATTTTGGCAACAGAATATAATAAAGAACTTGAAAAAAAATTTAAAAAAAAAAATTTAGTTTCTAAAGTAATCAAAAAATATTCTCTTAAAAACAAAAAAGAATTAAAACCTAATCACCCGGTTCCAGCTCCTTAAATTGATATCAAAAACCTTCCAAGCAAGAAGTATTTT